ATTTGCGCGTTTGTTGTGGTAATGGTGCCTGCTGACTTGTTTAATGTTACGCCCGAAGCCTTATTGCCCGTTTGCGTTACCGTTCCATACGCGCTATTGGTATAGCCTGTTTTTGAGGTTGCAAAAATAGATGTGCCGGTGATAGTTTGCGGGTCGGTAGCGCCAATAGTGCCCCCGTCAATGTCTTGGTCAAGGTACGCGACGCCGATAGGTTTGGTGAAGCTCATTTACTTCTTCTTCGCAGTCTTGGCCGACTCTTTGAAGGCTTTGTTAGTCGGTGCGCCAGCGGTGCCAGGCTTACGCATCTTCTCGCCGCTGCCAGCTTTGATGCGCTCTTGCTTGGCGTTAATGTTTGCGTAAAGTCCAGGTTTTGTAGCCATGATCAGCACTTCCATCGTTTAAGGGCTGCTTTGGCACGCTCTGCGTCGCCTTTGGCGTTTTCAACAACGCCGCCCATTCTTGCACAAAAGGATGCCTTGCGGCCTGCGTCTGCCTTGGTCTTAGGATTCGGGGCTGGCGCTTTTAGATTGCTGCCAGTCGCAGCGTTGTACTTCTCACGGCCCTTGGCCGTCAGGCCAGCGCCCTTGGACACGGGCAGTTTTTCGCCGCGCCCGACAGATAGAGAAACACTTTTCTTAGTTGCCATATTAAGACCCCATCCATCCTGTTGATACGCTGTCTCGACTGTACGCACGGGTGACTTGCGTCCTGCCCCGCGCCTCTCTGTTAGCCACAGGAAACGCAAACGTCACGCAGATAGCGTCAGCCGCATCCGGTGAGGCTAGCCCCCGCGCCTTCATGTCTTTTTTCGATTCCAAAAAGATCGTCCCCCGTGAATCTGGCTTCATCATAGGCGAAATAAGGTCGGTTTTCAAGAACCGATCATTCGGAATACTGGCCGTCTTCAGCCATTCCCGCATGTCGCCCCACATCTGCGCCCTCATATTTCCGTACATTATAGGGTTTTTGGCCTTGTTGCCAAAATTTATTCCCTTGATCTTGTACCGCTGCTCTTTGAGCCGGTCCACGATGCCCGCCCCCAGCCCGCCCTCGTCGATCACCACCAGCGTGGGCTTGAACTCCTCAATTGCTTCAATCACATACCCGACCACCGTCATGGTGTCGTCGCCTCGGTGCCGGATGATCTTGACAATATCCCGCCCTTGCCTAATTGCAATCACCGTAGCGTCCGCCCCGAACCGCGCCGGATCGACCCCGATCACAATAGGCGCGCTCAAGTCCTGATACTTGACCCGTTTCATGGCCTCATCGACCGTGTTGGCCCCGATGAACTGGTCGTCGCCTGCGCTTGGGAACTGACCGTACACCTCGACGTGCGCTTGGCTTGAGTCCGGCCCGTACTCGTCGATGATCTGCTGGTAAACCTGCTTGTCCGTCCCCTCGACCGTGCGGGCGTCCACCACCTTAGTGTCCCAAAAGTCGCGCTTGGAGTGGAAGGTCTCGTAGAAGTACCCCGTGTTGCGGCGCGGGTTGGAAAACGCAAACCAGAACCTGTTGGGCGTGTTTTCTGTAAAGAAGCCCGCCGTCACCGCCCAGATGGCGTCGTCGATACCGCTGGCCTCGTCGAAGATGACCAGCACACCGTCCATGTTGTGGACGCCCGCGAACGCGTCTGGATTCTCAGCCGACCACAGCCGGCCCTCAACGCCCCAGTACCGAGTGCCTTTACGCAGGTCGCGCTCGACCAACTCGGTCAGCCACTTGGCCGGTTGCAGGCTGGTTGCACTGACCTCAAACCAGTGGCTGTTCAGCCCCATCGCCAGCCACTTGGTGATCTCGGCCCAGGTCACCTTACGCAACTGCGATTCGCTGTTGGCCGACACGATGGTCGTCGAGCCGATCCGCGTGGTCAGCATCCAGATTACCAGCCATGAGACTAAGGCTGACTTACCGATACCACGGCCTGACGCGACCGCTTCGCGCAAGGTGTCGAAGTCAATCTTGCCGCCGTTTTGCTTGATGTGCGCGGCGATGTCTTGCAGCACCTCGCGCTGCCATTTGCGCGGCCCACTGAAGTGCTCCAGTGGCGTACCCTTGACGCCCCAGGGAAATAAAAGCATCACAAACGCCAGCGGGTTGTCCTTGATCTGGGGCGACCACAGCCGCGCCATCAACTCTTGTTCGTCTTCAGCGCTGTATTTGGTGGTTTGCATTGGTGGCTTGGTTGATGTTCATGTCAGATACGTCGAGCGCGATCACGTCGATAACGCGCCGTTCGGCCTCGGCCAGTGCGCCGGTGATTGAGATGCGCTGATCTACGTCGATGGTGATCGCCTGCTTGGCGACCCAGCCGTGAACGTGTTGCAAGATAGCCAGACTGGCTTTGGCGTCGCCTTCGGCGGCGGCTTGGTGCAGTTGCTGCGACGCCGTGACTTCGCCGTCGGCTTTGCCCTTCATCGCCGCCATCTCTGCGATGGGGTCCAGTTGGCACAGTTGCCGGTATTCTTGGGGCAGCATGCCAGCAGCCAATGCGAGGGTGTCGCCTTTGAGGCCCAGCTTGGCGGCTTCGTATATGGCGTTTAAGCGCGCCTCAGTCGCTTTGACTTCGCGGGGCGCGTAGGGCAGTGAGTGAAACATGGGTTCTCCAGCCACGGTAGCGTGTGCTTTGAGTTTACATTAAAAAAAATTTTGTTCGTGGCCCCTACGCCACCGCAGCGGCTAGCGCTCGGCCCTCCCTACCCCCCTCGATTTGGCAAACAGCTTTTTGGTTAGTAAGCACTCACTCACGCGTTAGTTTGACATGTGGACAATGTGGACTTGTCCACAGACATCGGCGGCTTGCATCGCTACATGCTATCGATTAAGGAGCAGACGCGCTATCGATTAAGGGGCAGAGTGTGGACAATGTGGACAACCTAAAAGCAAATGGTCCACAATGTCCACAAACCATAACGCGGGCTTTTTGACGTGGGCGAGTTGTGGACAATGTGGGCAATGTGGACACCCCTGTTTTTATTGGCGGCTGCACACGTAGGACGCGTCCTACAAGCATTGCATACAGTTATTGTATACACTTTATAATTTTCATATCTTCAGTTATACATTGTCCACACTATCCACAAACCCCCCTTTTCATTGGGCGCGCATGTGGGCAACTCCACCCCTTTTCCGCTATCCACACACTATCCACATTGTCCACAAACATCTAAGGGTAAGCACCTAGTAAATAAATGCTTGACAAGTGCAAAGAAAATCTTTACAGTCTAGACTGCTTCGGCAACACAGTAAACAACCAACCAAAAGGAACAACATGACATGGATTTTTTACAACCCGCAGCAAGAACACCAGGCGCACCGCTACGAGGTGCATTGTGATGCCGGCGTTTTCGGTTTCCGTACCCGCGCGCTTGCGCTCGCATATCAATCAACACTTTAAGGACCAAAACCATGATAGACGCACTGAAAGCCTACGCAAACACCCATTACGAAGCCGGCGGCCACTGGATCGCTGAAACGTACAGCCAAGCCGATTACGAGCGCACGCTGGCCGAAGCCGGTGGCGACATTGAAGCCGCGAAAGCAATGCTTGAAAAAGCGTGGCTTTTCTTGGCAGAACGCGAAGCCGAAGCCGGCGACTATTAAACCAACGAAAGGACCGAACCATGAATTACGCCACGCCCATCACATCAGCCGCCGAAGCGCGCGCCTTTTTTCATTCCTTGAACAAAACGGAAAAGCTGTTCCATCCCGATGACGCGCCCGACTCAATTGTTGACCCTGACGGCGCGCCCATCTTCACCGCCGACGAATGCGTGCTAGTCGGCCAGCGGATCGCGGAAATCCGGACGTTCATGCCTGACCCGTGCGAATACATCATCGATACATTTTTTTAAGGATCAAACCATGACCCGCAACATTTTCACAACCCGCAGCGCACGCCGCGCCGTGTTTGACCTAATCGGCGCAGTGCTGCTAATCAGCGCCAGCGTTGCGCTGCTGCTGGCCTATTTCGACGTTCTCACTCACTAAAGGAAAATACCATGATTCAAACCATCAACGTCTCAGACTTCCGCGATGCCTTTCGCAGCATGGGCCGCCAAGATCAATTCTCATATGAGGCGCTCAGCGCGCTCTTTGATTACATGGAAGAAATAGCCCCAGACTTTGATCTTGACGTTATCGCGCTTTGCTGCGACTACAGCGAAGACACAGTTGAAGACATAGCCGCAAACTACGGGCTTGAATTTAGTTCTATCGAAGACGGCGACACAGACGGCGAACGCGAACATGTGCGCGCCTACCTTGAGGAAAACACCACAATCGTGGCTGAGACCGCATCCGGCTTTTTGTACGCTCAATTTTAAGGACTGAACCATGACAAACAACGAAAACGAACGCGCCGCCTACGCTGCGGGCGACATGGTGGCGGCTGATTTGTACGCTGAACTGATTGCGCTGCGCCATAAGTGCGACAGCTACGAAGCCGCGCTGGAAGCCATAGCGGCGGGCAGCATGAACGCCCGCCAAGCCATAGCGGCGGCGGCGGAGGTGTTGCCATGAAAAAAGGCGAAAACATTGTTGTCGTCATTGATGGCGACATCAAAGGCGCGCAAGTCATTCAAGTGCTGACTGATGGCAACGTTGAGGTATCCGTAAGGGACTATTACGGCGACTACCTAAATTTTCCGCGCCGCCAAGTATTTACCGTTATTGAATGGGAGGCGCGGGCATGACACTCTACAGCATCCAACTATTCGCGCCAGGCGCGACATTCAGCCGCGCCGTGGGGCGGCGCTTAGTGCCCAGGCACCGAGCGCAGCGCGTGCTGGCGTGGCTTAAGCAGCGAGGGCGCGAGGGCTACATTGCACCGGCACGGGTGACGCGATGAAAGTGCCATACACTGCCCGAGGGTTAACCCTTGATTGTGAATTTGAGCTTGAACCAGGCGAACCAAGCTCATGGGATGAACCAGGATGGCCGGACATTTACCACCTAATCAGCGCCAGCGTGCAGGGCGTAGACGTGACGGCCATTATCGACCCTGCGCTGGTGCAGCAGCTTGAGGAGCGGGCGGGATGGCCTTAGTACTGGCGGCGCTAGCGGCCGCTATTTTAGCCGTCATTCTCAAACTATAAGGGGGCCAACTGGCCCCCTTTCTTACTTGACCCTGACCAATGCGGACGGGGGCGCGTCCTCGACCATGCGGCGTAGTTCTGACTTTGGTCTGTCCACCATATCGGGCGCGCAGAATATGTGCTTTTTAGTGTCATAGTCCCGCGACTTCAACCGGCCACAATCGACCCAACCGGCCTCCTTAAAAGCGTGCAGGAGCGCCGTTTGCGGCACTTTGACCCCCGAGGGCGCAGACCCTGCCAAGCGGTCACAGACCGCGTGAAAGGGCGAGCCGATAACGCCACGGGAGAATTCGCCCATTTTGAGGCGCATCAAGTCTACAAGGTACGATTCGGCAATGCTCATGCCGTGCTCAACCAGGTTCATCTTGAATTCTGTGCTGGCCGGCGCTGCACCAGGGTTGAACGCGGACACGTCACGGGCCAACAGCCAAGCGGCGATAGCGGCAAAGCCACCGGCCTTGTACCATGCCCACATCTTAGCGGCGGCGTCTGGGGTCATTCGGGGGGCTTGTGACCAGATACAGAACCACCGGCGGTCTTGACTGTCCAAGCTAATCGGCACGGGGTCATTCGAGAACGCCAGCACAAACACGCGGTTTGCCATCTGGTATGGGTGTAAACCCTTACGATTGACGGACAGCATCTCGGGCGGCGCTGCAATGATGGGTTTAAGGCGATTCGCCAGCGCGCGGCGCTCTTTTGCGTCTGGCTCTTTCAACTCATTCAGGATCAGGATTTCGGATTCAAGGGCATAGCCGAACTGGCTGCTCATGGTGTCATTGTCGAGCAGCCCTCGGTTCTTCAGGTGGGGGCCGCAGACTGACCAGATAAAGGGGGCCCACATGGTGTCCTTGCCGCTGCCTTGGTCGCCGCCGTGCAGGATCGCATGGTTGACCTTGACCTCGGGGTGCTGCAACTTGAACGCCATCACGTCCAACACATGCGCCAACTCGCTCGGTTCGGGGACTAGCGTGCGGCAGTGGTCAAGCCAGGGGGTCACGTCACCGGCTGCCACTGGTGGGCGGGCGTCACGCCAGCGGTTGCCGTAGATGTCGCCGTCACGCTCGACCAGCACGGATTCGCCGGCGGCGTAGGTGATGCCGACCAGCGCCTTTGCGCCCTTGGCTTGACGGTTCTCGTCATAGCAGATTGACGCCTCGACCTTGCGGCCTGTGTGGATCGACTTGCAACTGATGTGCCGGAACAGCGCGTTAAAGGTCTGGCGGGACACCTCGCGGCGGTCCTGCATGTCGAAATACGATTCGTCGTCTTGTATATACGCGAAGCGCTCATACCAGTCGGCCTTCTCGATACGGCCCAGTTCCTTGCGCTCAGTCTCGGCAATGCGGGCGGCGGCCTCGTCGGTGAATATGTCATTGGGCGTCAGCTTGGCAAGCGCGCCCTCCATCAGGGTGGCAAGCAGTTCCTCACGCAGGCCAAGTGTATGCGCTGGCCCACCATTCTCGCCAACCCATTCTAGAAATGTCGCGCTGTCCAGTTCAAGGCAATGCGAGTGCAGGCAGCAGTAGGCCCGATTGGCGGGCATGTACCGGCCCTCTGGATTGCCGTCGGTATGCTCGGCTGAGTTAGGGCAGACTACGCCCGCCCAGCCCTCAGAATTAGGTCTGGACAGCAACAGCCCTTGGCCGGACAGCCACGCCAGCACATCATCCGCGCCGTCATCAGACACGCGGATCGGCTTGTAGGCGCTCTCGACGGGGCCAGGCGTCACGCCCATAGCTTCGCACAGTTGGGGCAGTGTGAAGTCGCGCTCTGGGTGAAACTCAACCAAACGGGCTTCAAAGTTATCGCGGCCAGGCTTCAAATTGACCGAGCCAGGCAGCCGGAAATTGCGAACGGGGTTGCACGCGCCTGGGTCTGTGTAGCCCGCGTCAGCCATCGCCCTGATGGCGGCGGCGTACTCACCCTTAGTCGGCTGCTCGTTGAAGGCGTAGCCCCACTGAAACGAGCCTTTGGACGTCTCGATCTTCCATGTCGGCGCGATGGGGGGCAGGCTGGGGGCTTTGATGGGGTCGCCCACATCGTCCAGCACCAGCACCAACACATATTCGCAGTTGGCGGCGCTGGCTGACGGGTGGCCGTCCTTGAAGCGCTCAATGATGTAGCTGGCGGTGTTGCCGTACCACGACTCGCCGGCCTTGATCTTGTGGTCGGGCAGGAACGCCGGCCAAGTGGCCTTGATAGCGCCGTCGGCGTGAAAATCCAACACCCCGTCTTTTAATTTCGGTTTTTGCTTGACTATCAGGGCGGTTTCGCCCTCAGGGGCCAAAGATGCTATAAAATCCAACATGTTGTTCTCTCCTTGAAGTTGAGTTAGCCCCCGTCTAATCCACGGGGGCTTTTTTACGAGTAACGGGTAGTAGTGACACCTTCAGCCGCCAGCGGCAGGCCAGTGGCCCAGGCTGGTGGCTCACACATGACGCGGTGCATGAGCGCAGCGGTTGCCTCGGCCTCGGGGGCTGGGCACTCGACAACAATCTCATCATGTACGTGTAGGACAACGCCATCAAGCTGGCGCAGGGAATGGCGCAGGATGTCGTGAGCAGCCGCCTGCGTCACGTTCTCGCAAGCCAAGCCGCGCCACAGGCGGGCGCGCGGCCATTCTTTGGCGTCTGCGGCGGGTTTCCAAGCAGCTTTTGAGTACGTCACATTGCCTTCGTCGTCGAATTTGGCGTTGGGATAGCACAGCACCCTGCCGGAAGGAAGACTGTACCAGAGCATTTGCCCGTCGAACATATAGGTAACCCGACCGGCGCTGACTTCGTAGCCTTTATTTCGCATGGCGCGCAGGTACGCAGCCTCAAGGGCGTTGCCGTGCAGCATGGCCCACGGGTTAGCCATGCGCCAGCCCGCCACAGCCCGCGCAACCTCACCGGCTGTCAAGCGCACGCCGTAAACGCGCCCGAACACCTCAAACGCGCCTGCGCCGCCTAGAAAGCCGAGGGCCAACTCCTGCACCTTGCCGACCTGGCGCTGGTCGCCGGTCACTTCTTCGTAAGGTACGCGAAAGGTGGCGGTGGCATTGACTTTGTACGGATCAAGGCCCGACCGGAACACGTCCAGCTTGGCCTCGCCTGACGGGCAGTTGGACAGCCACGGGTGAACGCGGCCCTCAATGGCTGACCAGTCGTAGGCGATCAGGACATGGCCTGGCTTTGCGATCAGTGCGGGCCGGAGCATTCCCTTGAGAACATCTGTAATGCGCTTTCCAAATCTTGGAGTGATTGCGTGTCCGCGCACCATAGCGTTGCGTACTTCATCAGGTGCTTTGGCGCACTTGCGGGTAAAGTTGTGAACCTGTGCGCCATAGCTTGACGCACGTCCGGTGGCAGCCCCTCCAGCAAAAACGAAAGCGCCTCTAACTCGCTGATCCTCGACATCGGCGAGGTCTGCAAGGCGGCTGAATTTCGCAACCGAAGACGCCCAGAGGTCGTCCGCGCATTGAATAACGTCCGCAACATGGGCCGGAATCTCATCATGGTTCTCCATCGCAAGCAGGTTTGCCCGCACAGTCTTGTCAATCGAATACTTCTCGCCGGTCCACATCAGCTTCTTGGCCTCGGGGCCGACGCGGGCCAAGACCCACTCGCGCATCTTAGGCGAGCGCACGCTAGTGATAGCGCCCTCGGTGACCTCATGCACGATCTGCTGAATCTCGACTGTCTCGTCGGCGGCGTACTCGACAGCAGCGCGGCACAGCGGGGCGTCCACCAGCACGCCACGGTCGTTGATGCGCTCGTTGACGTGGTAGTCGGTCAATTCATCCGGACTGAGTGGCCGCATGGCCTGGCTGACGGCCCGCATGGCGCGCACGTCCTGCTCGCAGTAGGCCACCATCTCGGCCATCAGGCCGGCGTCCTGCTTGAACTCGCCGTTGGCCTGTGGGATAGACAGCAAGCGGATCAACTGGCTGCCTCGGTGGTCTTTCTTCATGCTGGCGCTGGCGAACCGGCCCACATCTTCAAGGCTGCCAGGCGCGCAGTTGGACCGCGCCTGCGCTGCGGTGCAGTAGAACTGCTCCAAGGCGAAATTCTGTTGGAGTACATACCAAAAGATCAGGCGCTCAAACGCCGCGTTGTGGGCGTAGATCAAGCCGGTGTGCTGGCGCACGGCGTCGGGGAATGGACCGTCGGGCGTCCAGGTCTGCACATCCCCGTCACCAAAGGCGTAGGACATGCACAGCACCTCGGTCGAGGCGTCTTGGGCGTAGTTGTAAACGCCGTGCTTTTTAAGGTCACAGCGGCTGCGGGTTTCAAAGTCAAGCCAGAGGGTCATCGCTAGTCTCGTCTACGCATGAAGTGCAAGGCACAACAGTCGGTTCTTCTAATGTGGTGGCGTAATCGCGCCATGAAAAACGACGGCCCAAACCTTTGACCGAAGTCAGTTTGGCGTTGTCTTCCATAGCAATCGCCCTGTGAAACATCAGCGGGTATGTTTCTTTTAGATGCGCGATCTCTGGCTTTGTAGACGCAGGGCAGAAAAAGCAAGATGACTTGCCAGGCAAAGGCAAACCAGCGCGCTCTATCGCAGCAATGCACTCGGGGCGTGACCACTCCCACTCTACCAGCGGGTAGTTGTACACGTATTTTTCATCTTCAATCGGCGCTTTCATCCACCGGCGGCGCTCGGAAAATTCGTAGCCGATAAATTTATTGACTTTGCCGCCAGACTTCCAAAATGCTTTCATGCCTGCAATGTTGTTGACAAACTTATTTTGCGGGGCGATCTTAAATTTTTGAGAGCAACCCTTAAAGCCGTAGGCCAAGCTGGGCAGCATGTTTGCCGACAGACAGTTCTGCTCCAAGGTCTGCACAGTCTGATCGCGCTTCACTTTGCGAACAATCGTGATGGGCGGCATACCGTTGTTGGCCAAGAATGTTTGCATTCTTTCGATATGCTCGTAAGTGTGCGGCCTCTCGCCGCCGGTGTCGGCAAACAAAATGTAATCGAAGGGTGGCAACTTCTTTTCGATCCAACCGCAAATAATTGCGGTCGAATCTGTCCCACCACCAAAAGCTAAAATGTTCATACTGTCTCCTTTTCCAATGCCCACTCTTGCGAATGGACATCAGGAAAGGCGGGGGCCACAATTCGGGTTTCAACAAGCTGCGGGGGAAAGCCAGAAAATCCGCAGGTCACCATCCTTGTACGCTGGCTTGACAGCCCCCTTACATCACGCTGCGCGGCGGCGGCGTCCTGCGGCTGGCGCTTCTTCAGCGGCTACAGCAGCAGTCAACGCACTTTCAGGCGTCGATTCTGTCTCGGCGTCCATGCCGACCCACTCGATCACATTGAACACCGGCGTGTAAATCTTGCCGTAGCTCTTGTGTGCGTAATGGTCCTTCTTCAGCTTGATCACCGGCACTGGCTTGGTCTGGTCTTTCTCGACCTGCTCGGCCAAGGCCACGGCCAGAGCCTGCACCGCACGTTTGCCGCCCACCGAGGTGGTGGTGAAGCGCGCTTCCATGCCCTTGTCTTCGCCTGTCAAGCACTTCAGGCTCATACCGACTTGGGTTTCCCAGCCGCGCTTGGCAGCAGCGGGTGCCACTTCAAGTTCTGGCAGGGGCTGGCTGACGCTAGCCATCTTCTCGCCCAACACTTCGCCGTCGCCCCAGGCGATGAAGCCGTGAACAAACGAGAACGGGTTGATGGCCCAGGTTGCGTCGTCTTCAACTTCGGTCTGATCAGCGCCGAACACCCAGTGGCCGGTCTTGTCCATCTTGAGGATGACAACGCCGGCTGGGCCAACATCAGTGGCGATAGAACGAAGGGAAGTAGCGAGGGAAGAGACTGCTGGCAGACCAGCGGATTTGAAAACGGTCAACATAATTTACCTTTACATGATTTTAGAAAGGGCCGCAGACAACTGCTGCCCGATGAGCACAACTGCTGGTCGGGGATCGCTCTCCGGTGCAATTGTGTTACCTGAACTGATCGCTACTGTCAGCCCGTCCGGCAGCTTTTTCATCAGCTTCTCAGCCGCTGCCGGACTTATCAACTTAGTCACCATCACTTCAGATTCTTTAAGGTGCTGGAGCAGCACCACCTTGGCGTCCTCATCCTTCACCCATGATCTTGTCGCACGCTTGGGCACCATCTTCCAGCCCGCAACGGGCTTGCCCTTCTTAAGCATTTCTTCCGCCAGTGAACGCAGGTCTTTGATCCACGCTTCCAAGAGGTCTGCATTGTGAAGATACGTGCCGATCTTGTCAACATCAATTGCGTCTATTTTCAACTTCACTGCGCGGTCAACAGCGCCGGTCATTATTGGGCACACCGGCTTGGCGTTGCACCAGCGGCAGTGGTCGCCGTGCTTGAGCTTGGCCTCTGGCTGCTCGGCTGCTTTGACGGCTGTCACCAAGTCGATCTCAAACTGTTCAATGCGCGCGCGGGTGGTCGTCCAGCGCTTGATCTCTGGCGGCTGCACGATGATGAGTTCGATCTCAGTTGCGCCGTCGAACACCCACTTCGCCTCGGGGGTACGCATGGCAGCAGCCGCGTAAAACATCAACTGTTCGTTTTCTTCAGCCGACACGACAACGCCGCTGCCGAACTTCCAGTCAAGGATGATGGCCTTGCCACCGATGCGGCCCATCAGGTCGGTCGAGCCGAACACGCCAGGCAGCAGGTCAGCAAAGCCAACGCGCGTCTCGACTTCGTACAGCATGGTGCGGTCAGGGTCTACTTGGTCGAGCAGCGCCAGCGCCGGCAGCAGCTTGTCGTCTAGCAAGTCTTGCGTGAAGACTTCGCCTTCGTACTTGCGGCCAAGGAATGACTCGGGGGCCAAATCTTTCTCCAGCACTTCGCTGATGATGTCGTGCAGCAGCGTGCCTTGATCGGCGTGGCTGTTGCTGGGCTTGGGCGGCATCTTCTGCACCAAGGCTACAGAGCCTGGGCAAGCCATCACGCGCTTGGCTGACGAGCCACCGACGATGTTACTGTGCTGCATCTTCTTCTTTCGTAATGATGACAACAGTGTCAGGCAGATAAATAGCGTCTTGAATGAACGCTAACTTTGCGTAGGGCGCGATGTCGTTAACGTGATCCAAGATGATGCGCTCGACTTCGGCGCGACTGAACTCTAACTTCATGTGAACTCCAATTTAGTTGATGAGGCGTTCAGTGTACATCAAAATAAATGCTTGTGCAAATGTTTTTTACATGTATGATGCGGGCCATGCTTGAAAAACAAATCGAACGCTACCTTGTTGATCGCGTCAAAGCGCTTGGCGGTGCCGCGTATAAATTTACCAGTCCCGCGCATCGTGGCGTGGCTGACCGCATTGTGTGCTTACCTGACGGCCAGACATGGTTTGTTGAGGTCAAGACCGAAGGTGGCCGGCTTTCCGCGTTGCAGAAGGTCTTCATGTCGGACATGGCACGCATGAAGCAGAACTACGTTTGCCTGTGGAACAAAGAACAAATTGATGGGTGGCTTAATGAAAATTTTAATCGCGTGTGAATACAGTGGCCGTGTCCGTGACGCATTTATTGCGCGGGGGCACGATGCCATGTCTTGTGATCTGCTGCCGACCGACGCGCCAGGGCCGCACTACCAAGGTGATGTCTTTGACATCATCAATGACGGCTGGGACTTGATGGTCGCCCACCCGCCATGCACCTACCTGTCTGTCAGCGGTATGCACTGGACGACACGCGGCCTGCGCGACCCACAATTGACTGAGGACGCGCTGGCGTTCGTGCAGCGCCTGATGGACGCGCCTGTCGAGCGCATTGCTGTCGAGAATCCGATTAGCGTCATCAGCAGCCGCATCCGCAAACCAGACCAGATCATCCAGCCGTGGTGGTTCGGCCACGACGCCAGCAAGAAAACGTGCCTGTGGCTAAAGAACTTGCCGTTGCTGACGCCGACCGATCTGTTGCCAGGCGACGCAAAGACGCGCAGGGGCAACCAGACCGCCAGCGGCCAGAACAAACTGCCACCATCCAAAGACCGCTGGAAGATTCGCAGTGAAACTTATCAGGGCATCGCTGACGCGATGGCGGCGCAATGGAGTTAAGGCCATACCAAGAGCAGGCGGCTGACTTCCTGTACGAACACGACCGCGCCATGATCTTGGCACCCGTGGGCGCGGGCAAGACGGCTATCACGTTGACGGCCATGCAAGCGATGCTGGCTGACGGCGTGGTGGGGCGCTTCTTAGTGCTGGCCCCCAAGCGTGTCTGCACCGACGTGTGGCCGGTCGAGCAACCGAAATGGGCACCTGGCTGCACGCTGGCCGTGGCGGTAGGCACGCCAGCGCAGCGGGCGGCAGCGCTCGGTGGTGGCGCGCAGATCATCGTGACCAACTACGACAACATCCAGTGGCTGGCGACGCAGAACTTGGCGCACATCGACGGCATCGTTTACGACGAGTTGACCAAGCTGAAGAACCCGTCAGGCGCTCGGTTCAAGGCGCTCAATAAAGTTATCGACAAGATTAACATCCGTTGGGGCTTGACCGGCTCGTTCACCAGCAACGGCTTGGAGGACGTGTTCGGCCAGTGCAAGATCGTGGACCAGTCGCTACTGGGCCGCAGCAAAGGCGCGTTCCAGCAGCAGTACTTTATCCTGATAAACAAAGAGTACGGCGACTGGGCACCACGACCTGGCTCACTGGCGCAGGTGATGGAGCGCATCAAGCCGGCCACCTTCCTGCTGGAGCCAGGCGACTACAAGGACAAGCTGCCGCCCTTGCACACAGTCGAGTTGCGCTGCGACATGGACATGACGGACTACAACACGCTCAAGAAGGAATTCGTGCTGGAGTTCCCAGACGCCCGCGTCGTGGCCGTCAACGCGGCTGTCGTGACGCAGAAGCTGCAACAGATGGCTAGCGGGTTCCTGTACACCGACAACGGCCCGCTTTGGTCGTCCGGCCACAAGTTTGACCGGCTGGAAGACTTGCTGGCCGAGAACCAGCGCGCCAACACCTTGGTGGTCTACAACTACCAAGAAGAATTGGCCGAACTCAAGCGCCGGTTTCCGCACGCGCAGACGCTGGACGATAGCCGCGCCATTGAGCGTTGGAACGCCGGCCAAGTCGAGTTGCTGTTGGTGCATCCGAAGTCAGCCGGCCACGGCCTGAACTTGCAGCACGGCGGGCACCACATCGTGTTCTTGTCGCTGCCGTGGTCGCTGGAACTCTACGAGCAGACCATTGGCAGGCTGCACCGCAGCGGCCAGAAGAACGCAGTCTGGTGCTACATCCTGCTGACGCACAAGACGATTGACGGGAAGATTTGGGGCGCGCTACATGACAAGCGCGCATTGTCGGACATTGCATTGGAGGCTTTGAAATGAAACGGATTGATTTATGGAAGGCGCAGCTAAAGGCGGCGCGGGCTGAGTTGAGGATACGGGACAGGGAAGCAAACGCGGCGATACGAACTGTCGTCAGATTAACAAAAATTATCATTCGATTGGAGAACAAAATTGACAACTACATGGCGAAGCCTTAACGCAGAACTGCGAACCTTGGATGAGACGCGGGTGCTGGAGATGCTGATGGAGGAGCGCAAGAACCAGCGCCGCGTATCGGTCTTGCAGCGCCTGCATCAGCGCTACAACACACTGCGGGTGAGCCGCGAACGGATTGAATTACTACAGGAGGCAAAGCAACCATGAACATCAAAGACATTTTTAAAGTGATCACACCAGCCCAAGCCATTGCTGCCGAACTGGCCGAGGCCGAACACGCGCTACTGCGGGCTGAGACTGGCGTGGAGTACGCGCAGGCGCTGGTGACCTACAACAAGAACCGCGTCAAGCGCCTCAAGGCGTACCAGACGCCTACCGAGGAAAAAGCATGACGAAACGCTACTGCGACACGGGCCGCATTGACTGCCCGCACCTGCCTCAGTGCATCTGGGACTGCGCCTACGACACGGCGACTGTCAGGAAGGTCAAGGCGTACCCGATTGTCCCCGAGGACATCAAGCCTGTGCCCGAGGCATGGCAGACCGTTGGCACGGCGATGCTGACCGCGATCATGGGTGTGCTGGCCGTGGTCTGCATTCTGATCTTCTTTACTGGCGTTTGGATTTGGAGCTTGCTGATATGAACACATACGACACAGGAAGTCTCAAGATACGCACCCCGCCCCCACCTGTTGGCGGCTACCGCATGGGTGACGAGGCCGATGGTGGCTGGATTCTTTTTAACCTACCGAAGAAACCGCGCTGGATTCACCGCATGGGTGTGCGTCTGGTGCTGGGCTGGAAGTGGGTGGACGCATGAAAATAGATAAATTCATTGACAGTTGGTTTACGGGTCGCTGCCTAAAACATCCTGTTGTGGTGGCGGTTATTTTTTACTTGATTGGTTACGCAGTGGGGACAAGCATGAAACGAGAAGACATCATCCGCATGGCGCGGGAGGCTGGGTTTACTGAGCTTGAGTTTTACGGAAACAAACTAGGCACAAATCCAACTAAGTGCCTTGAAGCCTTTGCCGCCCTTGTCGCAGCAGCGAGTGCAGCAGCAGAGCGTGAAAAATCGCTTCAGCTTTGGATGCTGTTAGATGACATCGACACGGCTGATGACATTGCAAAAACAGACCACGACACCTATCGCAGGCTGTGCCGCAACACTCAACAAAAACGATGGGCTGTTTTAAGCGAATCCGAAGTTGATGCCGCTATCCGAGCAAGGGGACAAGCATGAAACGAGATGACATCATCCGCATGGCGCGGGAGTCTGGCTTAATCATTGACGCCAATCAATCTGGCTTTGATTCTGTTGAAACCTTCGCCGCCCTTGTCGCAGCAGCAGCCATTGCCGCCATTAAAGAAGCCTTGGCACAGCCAGCGCAGGAGCCTGTGTGTTGGGTGATGCCTGATGGCAAGACCGTTGATAAGTGGGGGCGTCAGTTCTATGGCAGTACTGTTGGGGAACCCCTCTACACCACCCCACAACAGCGCCCGTGGGTAGGGCTGACAGATGAGGAAATCGACGCTATTGATGAAGCAAATTGGGAAGAGGACCACAAGGCATGGGGAATACGTGAATTTGCCCGCGCCATCGAAGCCAAATTTAAGGAGAAGAACACATGAGCTACATCATTGCATCACTGCCGCCCATCAAGTGCTTCGTCAAGCGCGAGTTTCTGTACAACTTCACCAAGGGGCATGGCGAGTTAGAGCCTGCCATCTGGGTCAGCCTGAAAGCCCTGCGCGGCCAGGTGTTCCGGATAGAGTCACTGCTACCAGCTTACGGTGCGCTTTACGACAAGCTGCCCATACACGCCTATGTGTGGAAAGAAGACCACGGCTACTTGCCTATCGACACGCTTCAGTTGTGGGACTGCATGGGCTACAAGTTCACCATTGTGGAAAAGATCGCGCTACGCAATCTGGGCGTCAAGTTCTTGGGCAAGGACAAGCAGTGGCACTTTGGCAAATACATGTTTACCGTGGACTTCTGCGCTGATGAGATGGCGCTGGACACTGGCTTTACCGAACAAGCCGAAGAACACAAGTCTTTCAATTGGATTTTTTTGGACAACGGCCAGTTTGCCTGCCAGCCCAACAACAGATGCCTGTGGTACGACCAAAGCCTGATCCCCGCAGAGACAAAGTTCCCTGACTTCCAAGCAGCCAAAGCATGTTGGACTGTAGACGGCACACGCAAGTGGAGCGCTGGCGATGACTGGTTCTACGACATTGAGGAGAGAAACGTTTGAAATGCCCCGTCTGCAATGTTTGGACAACTGTCAACGAGACTAGAAACAAAGAGGGCTTTACACTACGCCGCCGAGAGTGCGGCAACGGCCATAAATTTATAACGGAAGAACATGTCAAACTTCAAGACTTGGACGCAAGAAAACCTAGCACAGTTCGCGGAGGAAGCAAACGCAAAGATGATCGCGCAGAATGAGCGTATTGAGCAGCTACAGCGCGATGTGAAGGACGCCATTGAGGCGTATCGGGCGCTTATGCGAAAGGCCGAACACCCTGCCGGTCGATGATCAACGCCTGACGGCGCGGCGTTGGGCTGATGCTGATGTGTGTCCAAGCGTCGAACTCGCGGATGATCTGATCAAACGGCAGTTTGGAGGTCACCAGCGCCCTCACCACGGCGTCAGGCGTCATGCCTGGCACCCTGATGTCAGCCGCGCAGCCCGTGCGGTGCTGTGAGGTGTCCTTGGAGCCAACTGAGTCGTTGACTTGCTTGGATCGAAAGGCGCTGTTGACCATGATTGGCTTGCCGTCCAAGTAGGTCTTGACCTTTTCCAAGAACTCGGCCAGCAGCACCAGGTTAACCATCTCGGCGTCGTTGGGGGTGTTGTCGAACTGGCGGTGGCTGGTGGTGGTCAGTTCGTCAAGGCTGAAGTGTTCGGTCAACTTCATTTTTTGCCCAGCTTCATGTCAGCCAGCTTTTCAACGGTACGCCCGCCAAAGTAGGCAAGAAAAATGATTTGCCCCCACTGGCCTAGCAACTGGACGTAGGACTCTTGGGCGTTGTAGCCGAAGGCGCTCATCATGGTGAACAGGAAGAAAGCCACAAAGATAGCAATCAAGGCCAGCGGCCTGATGTTTTTAGACAGCCATGAGTCACTGCCCATGTCCGAGCGCCAGCGCTCTGTGATGTTTTCCTGCTCAACTTCAAAGAGCTTGGTGTCGTTCGCCATCTTGGCGAGTTCGCCGTCCTGCGCCATCTTTGCCAAGTCCATCTGGGCCTTGGCCTTGGCTTCCGGATCGGGGATGAGCTTCTCGATGAGTTTGGAGCCAACTTCAAAGAGTGCTGTGAGGGGGAACATAGTCAACCTTTCTGGAAACCACAATTGGGACTGCACTGTTGCAAGGCTTCATACACAAACCAGCCTGTTGCGCCGAGGACGGTAAAGGTCACCAGCAGCACCAAGATGATGGTGATGATTTCGTCCACTTCCTCTTGGCGCTTCTTTTCAACGGCTTTTTCTCTGCGGGCTTCATGGGCCGCTTCGACATCCATTGCGGCGGCTCGGGACTTGATCTTGTTCCAGACATCGATCTTGCCTGACTGCATGAACAGTAGCTGCAACTCGTCTTCAAACCGCTTGGCCTGATCCAAGGCCATCTCGATCTGGATAGCCGTGCCCATTGAGGACTTGGACTTCTTGGCCTGGACGACAGCTTTGCTTGCCGTTGACTTAGCGTCAAAGTACTTGCCTAGCACTGGACCGAGCGACGACACATCATCAACGGTCTTGCTGACCTTCTTGATCAGCGCAACCGCCGCCTGTATGCCTGCCAGCGCCGTTAGCGGATCGATCACTGTTTTCTTTCACGCCATTCAAGGCACCAGACGGTTTTTCGGTCTTGCGTCCACGTCCAGCGCGCGCATTCCTTTTTACTTGACTTTGAGATGGTCCCAGAAGGTAACCACAGCAGCGACCAGACCACCAAGCCACAGCAGAGGCTTTGCCGCCTTGGCAAGCCACTCCAAGACGGTAAACGCGCCTTGGGCAGCCTCAAACGCTTTAACCACATCCTTGGTGCTGTCAGCAATGGCGTCCACCTTACCCTCAACAGCCACCAGCCTGTCGTAGATTTCACGGTGCGTTATGTCGTGGTCGCTCATGCAGGCTCCGGCGTGTTGCCCTCGGCCAGCCAGAGAAGGTAGGCTTGGTAATCGGTATTGGCTGGGTCGAAGGGGATGCAAGCACCGTCTGCTGTGCGGATGACGATATCTGTGTCTGTTAATTTGTACATTTATAGCTCCGCAGCGTAAGAAAACTCAACATGGTACTCAGCGGCATTTGTGTTGCTTGGTGTCCATATAAAACGAGAACCCCGCACATTAATGGATGCGTTGCTAGGCGATGTTGTCGCTGTGTTGTCACGATAAAGATTTGCAACAAGTGTCACTGTTGGGGCAGCGCGTTTTTCTACCGCGCACGACACATTGGTAGATATTGCCGCTGTTGTACCTGCTATAGCTTGTCCACCACGGGCAATCTCATAATACCGCTGACAAAGCGCCAACTCAGTGCCATAAGGCCGGTAGTCAAACGCCGTGGCTGTGCTGCCTTTTTCAAGCTGCACCAGTGAGAGCGTGCCGGTGTTGAACTCGATGGTCATGTTCGTGCCGCCAGTAGCTGTACCAGTGACATTAGACGCAGAGTAAGAGCCGCCGTTGATCTTGCCTTGCGCCGTGCCTGAGAACGACAGCGTGTAAGTGCCAGACTGAAGATTCAAACCCTCGACCACTTGAATCAGCGAACCGGCTGAAATCGTCAGGGTAGTGACGTTGGCGCTGGTGGCAAAGGTGTATGTGCAACCAGACGCGCCGCCCTTCCAGCGGTCGTGTCCGTAAGCGCCAGCAGCCAGCGTCACAGTGCCAGAAACACCGCGCTGGTTCACATTGAAGTTGCCATCAATGATGACGTTCTTTGTGCCAATCGCTTGGCCGTTAATTGTAGAAATTACAAGATCGCCAGCCATTAGATTGCCTCCATGCGGTTCTTAAACCCGAAGCCTGTAGCCGCAGTGGCTTGCACGCTGTTGTCGGGGAAGGTGACGCCACCTGTTCCGCTGATTGATACGGTCATTTTGGAAACTCCTCTTTAACTGCGGTGATTGCGGCCTTCCAGGCGTCCATACCGCCGTGGTACAGCAGATCAAGCTGGTCAGCGATTGATGG